CTTTGTTTACAAGTTCAGCGTTGTTATCACTATGAATTACTTCGTAATCAACAAAGGAATCATTATAAGGTTTGTTTCGATCACTTTCAAGCTCGCTAATATAATTTGAATATAAAACATGTGAATAATCTTCTGGATTAACAATTTTTTGAACTTCATAAGTGCTGTCTTGATCAAGACTGTTTGGTGTATTTAGTACTTTGTTTTTGTTTAAATAACTATTACTGCTTACATACTTTTTTTCTATTCCTAAAGTAGCATTAACTGTTTTAGAATTAAAAATTATAGTATTATTATCATTAAATTGTATTATGTCTAAATCATTTTCTTCTTCATTATGGAATACATCTTTTAACACAAAGTTATTCATATGACTATCTGTCAACAGTTCTTTTCTAAAGTTTTGTGTAAGAACTCCAGATTTGTTAATATTTCCCGATTTTTTTATTCTTACTTTAGGCATTAATCAATACTTTCATAAAATCCAATTGAGTCTCTTCCAGAGTTACTTTCTTTATTTATATCTCTTCCATGCGCTGAGTATAATATATCTTCTATAATGTTGTCATTTTTACTTTTGTTTGAGAGTATTTTAGCATTAATATCAATATCAGTAAACTTATAGATGTTTTTACTTAAATTAGAATCGTTTTCTTTGCTCGTTCTATCATTAAAGGGCTGTACATTGCTTTCTTTAAAAGCAAAATATCTAGCTTCTTGTGAATGTATTTGCTTAAAAACGCTAATATTAGCTGAGTCTTCTGAATATATTCCAGTGTTAAAGTCCCAAACATAGTTTAGACGTTGAATGACTCTTTTTTTAATACTGTTTGTTAGATAAACACTGTCTATATTGTCTTCAAAATGAAACGTAACATCATCTGTCTTTCTATAAAACTGATTAATTACATTATTTAATTTAAAAGCAGACTTTCCTTTGCCAAGACCGTTTTCTCTAAAACCTTTTAGTTTAGCTATACTATCTTCTGCCATCTTTATTTTAGCTATATTGGAAAAAGCATCAATTCTACCACCTCTAAAATAAAAGTCTGAATAGTTGAAAGAAAATACGTAATCAAACTCTGGGTGGTCAAAGTCTTCTAATAGTAGATTGTTTGAATGAACAGGATTTACTTTGTCTATAAACGCATTGTTTACATTTTTTTCTTTTAGAACATTACCACTTGTACTTCTAACACTTCCAATATTGTTAGTAACAAGCTTCTTGTCATAAGTATTTAATGTTCTATTAGTCTCACTATAAGGTTCTATGTTTTTAACGTCAACATAAGACTTGTTCATTTCGTTAAACTTGTTTTCAGTTGTAAATGACTCGTTAGAAGGTATATCTTCATAGTCGAACAAGAGCTTAACGTGTTTACTGTTATCTTTTTGAAAAAAACTAAACTTATCAGATGTGTTATTGTTTAATGAGAAATTATTGATATCACTAATAACATCGTAGTTTATACTTACTTGATTTGATTCATTAAAGACAGCATTTCTTGGAGAACTAATATTTATTATTTTGATTGTCATATCTATGTAATTCTATTTTTTGTTATAGCACTAAACCCAAAACCTTCTGTTTTGCGATAGTTTTTGTTATCTGTAGAGTCTTTATGATATTGATACTTTGTATTTTCATCAAAAACTGGGATATTACTGTTGATCATTTTGTACTGGTATTTGTTTCTTTCAAGCGCATGAGATTCATATACAAAATTAAATCCTTTATATTTAACTTTTGAAGGAATGCAAGAATAAAGAAGCTCTTCTAGAATGTTATCGAAATATTTGTACATTTGATAAATTTCGCTAATATCAATTTCTCGCTCTAATCTTTCAAAGTATTTGTTTCTTAAGCTATTTAAGTCTGTGTATGAGTCTTCGTAAAGATTAGCAGACTGTGAAAGTTTTTCAGAAAAAAGTTTGTTAATGTTTATTATCTTTAAAATATCTTGATTTAGAAAGTTTATCATAGAAAAATCAATGCTTAATCTTGTATCTTTTGAATACAAATAATCAGGTGAAACTCTTGGCATATTTTCTAAATTGTTGTTTGCGTATTGCTTTTTAAAATTTTCACTTTTAAATGAGTTGACATGGATAAAGTTGTTACTTCTAGGAAAGTCAACTTCGTAATTTTGATTTAAACTGTGAATTTTTCTTGATTTAAACGGCATATAGTCTGAAACATTTGTACCTAAACTTAAATAAGCCTTATTGAAATCAGTTAATTTACTGTGACTTAAGTCTATAAGCGACTGTATTGTGTATTGATCTGTTGTACTATCAAAGGATATGTTGTTTAAATTTTCAAACAAATCAATATTTAAAATAGAAGAATCAGTCCCATTATCAAGCGAGACTGTTGTAAAAGCTTTACATTTTAACAAAAGTTCTTGTTCAGAAAAGCTCTTATTGTAAACTCTAAAATTAGCTATTTTACCAGAAAAATTAGTTGAATAAGATAAATTGCTTAAATAATTGCTGTTACCTGGAGATTCGTAACTCTCATAATATCCTATTGTAAATCTATTGTCTAAGCTGCTCTTGGCCGATACGTCTATTTTTGTTTGAATACTGGTACTCTTTATTTCTTTTGAAAAGAAATTGTTTGATGTACTATTAACTGTTAAAATATACTCAAAGTATGATAGATCTTGATTTGAATTTTTTATTTCTTTTCTTCTTAAACAGACATGATGTATTTCACCATTTAAAAGATCAACGTTTTCAATCGAAGAAACCTTAATGTTGTCATTGTTGTTATCATCGTTAACGTATATGTAGAGATTTCCTGTTTTATTTTTCTTGTTATTACGCTCAAAAACAATATTAATATGCGGTCTAGTATAAAAGTTGTTATCTACGTTATTATCGAGCCTTAAAATTGACTGTTTTAGCAAATAGACTTCAGTTTTTTCAGAATCATAACTATATAAACACTCTACAGACCACTCTTCGTCAATATTAAGTAAATTATTTGGATTATTATCACTATAACTAGGTGTCTTAAAATACAGCCTGTTGTTTTGTGCACTTTGATTAAATAATTCTGTACCACAAGAAAAATCAATTTCTTTAAAGTTCGTCTTTTTTGTGTAAAAATTATTATCTATGTTAAACTTATTTTGACCGTTAAACTCTTTTATTGAAATAAATTTTGATGCTTCCAATCCGAAAGAATTAAAAACAGAATTTATTCCTGATTTCGTACCTTTAGACATTAAAATGTCTTTTGAGTTAATTAAAAACCTTTGCCAAAGATTATTTTGTATTTGTCGAATAGACACATCAGAGATTATTTCTTCGTGTGTCAGGTTTTTGTTTTTTAGCTTTTCTAAGATTGGGTAAGGCAGTATTTCTCTAAAGTTATATCCAGAAAGCTTTAAAGCTAAAGGAAGTAAAATGCCATCAATTCTCTTGTCATCGTTTAAATTGTCGTAATTAACGTCAATTAATTTTGTTATTGAGTCTATATACATCTTAATTTGATCAAAAAACCTTGCCCATATAGAAAGCAAGTTAATCATTTTATGATTTGTAGAAGATTTTACACTAAATAAGTTTTCATTTGAAGTAGCACTATTTTCATTTATGTAGGTTTGACTTACACCATCAAAGTCTGAACCCTCAATAAATATGTTTTTAGGAAATAGCTTCCAGAAAGCATTAGGATTGACTAAATCATATTGTTTAGCAGACTCTAGAATCTTGTTTTGAATTTCAAGTGAAGGCAAATAGCTAGAAAATAAAACAGGATTATCTTCTAATACTTCATATTTCAGTGGTGTTTCAATATTATTGTATTTTTCTCTCAACAGCGATGTATTTGACTGGGTGGCTAAATTATTACTATTATCTTTTACAACACCATGAAGTTTGTTCCCTGAATGGTCTAGAACAATATTGTTGTTAATGTAAGAAGTACTTGGTTCGTTAAATTTAAAGTAGAGTTTTAAACTGCTAGTTGAAGTTATATTTTCATCTTTTTCTTTTGCAATTACTTCTCTATCTCTAGTTTTGCCAGAAAATAATCTTAATTCATCTAATAAGCCTATAAAACTAAAGCTTTCATTAACATTATTTAGTACATTTGAGCCGTCTAATGTATGACTTTTACCTTTACCGATTGTTATATCTGTACTATTAAAGTCATTATCAAATATCAAATTAATTCCTGAGCCGCTAATTGTTGTCTCACCTAGCGAAGGTACACTATTGATAAAGTATTTTCCTTTAATCGACTTTTCGTTGTTTTCTTCTAATATATTAATTGACAAGTTTACATGATTCCATCTATCTAAATCAATACTTGTTGCAAATTTCTTGTATTCACTTCCTTTTGATATTAAAAAATTAACTTTACATTTAGTATCTGTAAAAGTGTCTAAGTAAACCGTATAGCCATTATTTCTTTCGTCTACTTTCTGTATTAATATTTGTTCACTAGCAGTAGGAATTGCAGTTATATTAAATGGGTATACCCAAAAGTCAAAAGAGAAAGAAAAATTATCAACTAAATTTAAGATACCTGTCTTAATTTGCTTATTAAAATCATTTAAAAGCCAGCCGTTTCTATCTTTTATACTTATGTAATGATTACCATCAAAACGAAGATAACCTTTGTTTTTTGAATGTTTATTTTTTAAAATAAATCTCGTATAACCATCAAGCTCATTTAGATAATTTAACAAATCCCTTTCAGATCCGTCATAAGGATAATCATTAAATATTTTCTTAAAAGAGTAATTTGTTTTTTCAATCGCAGAGTCAAAAAATATATGTTCTTCAAAGTTATCAAAGTTAACACTTTCAATCTGCTGTGTTGTAAAAAAGCCATTGTAGTTATCAAGACGATCAAAATATTCATTTATGTTTTGATCGTATAAATCTAAAAAGCTTTTGATTTCAAGATCAGAATTGTTTTTTGATTTAATAGTATTTGAAGTATTAATTGAATTTTTAAATTTATTAATATTGTTACTGCTAAAGCTATTTTTTATATTAAGATTATTAGACATTCATTAAAACCTTAAAGCGAAACTTTTGTCGTATATTACGTTTTCTAGTAAGTTAACTTCATCATTATAATAAAACTTAAAATTAACTCTTCTATTTTTATATATTTTACTAGCAAAAAAATTCATTGTATAACTAGCACCATCATATAGCATTTCGTTAGCATTTATATTTGCTTCGTTCTTTTTTATAATTGTCTCGCCTGTGTCAATGTCATACACAGAATAGTATACTTTTCCTAAATTTTCGCTAGATAAACTTATTGGTATGTTAACTGCCTTGTACTCTCGCTTTAAATCAAAAAAGTCTACAACAATTTTAACAACAGAATCATCAGCATCTAAATTATTGCTAAGAATCTTAATAGTAGGCCTTAAAAGTCTAAAATTTTCAATAGAAGACAGTATCTCGGACTTTTTGAATGTTATTGTTTCGCTTTTAATATCTATTGTTGTATTACCATTGTCATAATAATATGTAAATTTGACTTTTAAACTATCACTGGCGACAATTTGACTTTGAATGCTTGCGTTAAACCTACTTATAAGAGTACTTGGAATAGTAAATTTTTTAACGCCAGTCTTTAAAGAACCTGTAAAGTCTCTAAGATTAAAACCTGTTATTACATGACTATCGTTACCATCATCTAATAAATTGTTGCCTTCTTCGTTTTTATATTCTAACTTTACTTTTACGTTGTAATTTTCATTAAAGTTTTCTAATTTCGATACTTTGTTGAATAAATAAAATATTTCTTCATTATCGAAATATCTTGTTTTTGTTTGGCTCTCGATGTTTTGAATTTTATTCTCGTCTATATGAACTTCGACTCTTGGGTGATTAGATCTGTTATTTAAATGCACACTGCCAAGCCTTTTAACAAAATATGTATATTCGTCAAAAAGATTGTCCAAGTCAAAACTAACAATAAAACTAGAACTCTGTACGTTGTCATTTAAATAATCGTTAAAGTAACTAGTGATGTCAAAAGTAATATCTTCATTTCCTTTGGAAAGCAAATCTCTTTGATTTTTAAATAGATAATAGTTTGGTGCACAATCATCTTGTGACACAGAAGATATGTTTGTCCAATTGTTAGTTGCATCGATCTTGCTAAAGTTAGCAAAACCTACATCAGAAAAGTTATATAGATCTGAGCCTATTCCTTCTTCGAAGTTTATGCTGTCGTTTAAGACGCTTAATTTTACGTTATAATCTTTTGGTCTTGTACTAGCTTCACCAACGTCAAACAATTTTAGATATACCTTGTAGTTTGATGTACTACTAAAAACAGAATTATCTAAATCTGAAACAAAAGTTTCAGCTAGACTAGCTAAGTCAAAGTTAATTAAAATTGCAGAGTGCTGTATTCTTATAAAGTCTGTTATTGTAAAATTAGAATTGCTATCTACACTAATAGCTCTTTCTCCTGTCTCACCAGGATTATTTTGTTCTAATAATATTCTTGTATTGTCAAGCTTTTTTGCTGTAATGTTTAATGATAGTGAACTCGATAGTTGGTTTGATCCACCGTTTTGTGTCTGATCCATTACATTGACGTTATTAATAGCATTGATAACTTTTTGAAGTTGGTTTGTCCCAGCAGACGTACTGTCAATTCCTATAATAACTTTTCCGCTAGCGTCAACTCGACCGTCACTGTGGCTAGAACTACTGTCTACAACAAATTCTACGTTATTGTTGACGCTATCAATTAAAGTAAAAGTCTTTAAGTTGACTAGATCAGCGCTGGTGTCTGTTATTTTAAAAATTGCTCTTGCTTTAATTTTATTGTTTTCTTTAACAATCTTAAACAAGTCAAGTGTAGATGCTTTACCAACGTTTGAATATGTTGCATCTGTAACACCTAGATGTAAGTTTGTTACGTATGTATCTTTTTTTGCTAATTCCGTAATGATCATAAAATTTCCTTTAACCGCTAACAATTTCTATATCAAATGAGGAGTACTTTAATTCAAAAATTCCTCCTTGTGGTGGATAAACTATTCCATCTAGATACGACTCTCTTGTAACAAATCTATTTGAGCTATAGTTTATGTTAAAAAGAGATTGTTGTTGTGTAATATCGTTGTTTGTTTTTGATCTTATAATTGTCTTGTAGTTAGATATCACAGTAACTACACCTGGGCATGATAACGTAAAAGATATTATATCGTTAACATTGATTCCTTCTCCTATTTGGAGAGTTTCAAATCTCATGTTTTGATATATTTTTGATGCTACTGTTGAAACAACAGAGTTAGAGTCATAGCTTGGTGATATTTTTATTTTTAAATGAACAGAAAAGTTGTAAATTGGTGTATCAATAATATTTAAGCTGTCACCAATCAGTCTATACTCATTTAAAAATTTTGATAAGTTTATCTTTATTGCATCATTTGCAGAAACATAGTGACCATCATCATTCCTACATATAACATATAAGTCTTTTGCTGCTTTTGTGTAAGGATTATCAGTTATTGCAGCTTTGTGAATTTTCCCAAAGTCAGAAGGCATTGTATATATTCTTGCTAACAAGTCTTCATGATTAACAATTCTTGATTGCTTTTTTAAAGCTGTAGGGATTTGGTCTCTTAAGTCTTCTAGAGAAATACTGTTCATACCACCAACAGCTTCTTCTTCATTATCAACACCGATTGTAGAATTTATTATATTTATAGTACTCTTAATAACATCAGAAGAATTATCGTCTATATTTGGGTATTGTATTTTTAAGTCTATAATCTCATCAATTGTATTTGATCCTATATTGTGATTAGATCCACCACCATGTTTATACCTTATACTTAAAGTCTTACCAGCTGGAGAGACGCCTAAACTGTCACTATTTAACAACCTTTTTGGATCTAAAGAATTTCTAGATAAGTAGTTTTTCCCTAAAAGAGGCAGTGATAAATAATCTTCTGGATTAGTTAAGACATTATCTTCAATGATATTACCACTCCCGTTTCCAAACCTTATTGTAGATAGACCTGAATCGAAGTTTTTTTCTACTATAAATCTAAAAGAAGCAGGCTTTACTTCAAAAAAAGATTCATTTCCGTTTTCTATTTTCTCATAGACTGTGTCTTGTGATAAAAACTCTACTTCTTTATAATCATTATAGTCGTTGTCGACTATTTTCAGTATTTTTGTTATGTTTTGGTTAGAAAGTGTATAACTTAAAAAATTGCCGGCCTCATCTTCATTAAACGTTACACTTTCACTAAACTCATCACCAGAAACACAAATACCTTGTTTTACAAGAATTAAAGACGTAGGAATATCATTATCATCAGTTTCTGAAACTGATATTTTATCATAAGACTTTGTAAAGTCTACATCTTCTTCAAGCATAAAATTAACGCCTGCTGTAGATGTGAGTTTTGTTCCACTCTTAATAACTGGCAAGTATTGCCTGTCTGGTGTTAGTAGACTTGTAGTTTGTTCTGAGCTAGCAGGTATCTCTATGTAGAAATCAACATAAACGCTTGAAGGCGAAGAGTAACCAGAATCAACCCCAGCTTTCCTTAAATGATTTATTAGGTTATAATCGGATGTTGAAGTTTCGTAGTCTAATTCGTTAAACTGTTGTTCTACATAGAAGCTTAAAGACTCACCGACAAGTGAAGCAAAGTCTAAGAACATACCACCCAATGAAGATTCAGAAAAGTCTTGTATTTGATTACTGAAATTGCTTTTTGCATAATTGAGCAGCTCGTTTCTAAAGCTATCAAAGTCTTTATTAATTGCTCTATTTTTGTTTTTATAGTTTTTTAATTTGTTTTGTAACTTTGGGTTTGCCACTTTTTACCTCGATACTTGTATTTTTAAATTAATTTCGTTCTTTATGTTATTGAACATGTAGTATATGTTTATATCATAG